ACCCTTTCGCACCTTACCTATTAAAGTTTTCGTCTGTAGCTAATTATAACGAAAACTTGTGTGTTTGTCAAGAACTCCTTAATTAAAAGAAGTTCATTGTAAATTTATCAAAGAATACCGATAGGTAAGCGGATTCTTTTATTTCTGATGTCTTATCTATCTCTTTGGCAAACTTCACATTCTCTAATACCTGTGTAAGTACAGCCTTTTCAAAATCGTTAACCTGGCCTTCTTTGCAAAGCTTCGAACCGATCTTGTTAATAAATCCAGCGAGTTCATCATTTTCTGTAATTCTTAGTGCAAATTCGCTTAACTTAAAACCTAATCGAGCATTGTCACTTGCAAACTCGAATATCGGAGTAGTATTTATCGACTCCCGACGTAATGTGATAGAATTTCCGGCTGCTTCCTCGATACGCTTATGGAAAGTATTCTTCTCTTGGATAAGTTGTTTAACAATCGGCAATACTTCTTCGAACTTCTCATCAAATCTTCGGATGGTGAAAAGATCCTTCAATCCAGACACATCATCTTCTTCAAGTGCCTCGCGTTCAAATGTTTCAATACGTGCTCTTACTGTTTCGTACGTCTTCGATCCCGTCAATTTCTTAAGTTCAGTGCGGAGTGTTTCGATATTTTCTTTAACTGTATCAACAATCCCGGAACTATCTTCGTTTACAAGTTTATTAGTTGTTACATAGCGGTTGAACGACTGGAGCTTCAGTAAATCATTTGTGCTCTCTGAAATATATATGCCGACCTTATCACCCATTGCTCCGCCATGAGCCAGGTGTTGTGCCATTGCTCTGGCACCGGGCAGGTAAGTGTTTGGGAAACGGAATCGTTCACCATTACATTCAAGGAAAATTGCACTAATGTGACGAGATCGTGATCCACGGACGTTCTCGTCTACAGGAGTCTTATGCTTAACCAGAATCCTAACATTTTCCAATGTTTGTTGCGATGTTTTTAGTGAGCCAAACATCTTGCTAAAACTTTCTGTGATTGCTTCTTCCATAGATTTCCCATATACAGGCTGATTGCCCGAGTGCTGAATAATATCAACTTTGTTATCTTGCAAAAGTGCGTTTAATGCTATCTGAACCTCGTTCAGGTCTGCGCCTGGGATATTGTCTGCCAATGCCTGGGCCGTCATCCCTGCTGCATAATCTAATTCGTGATAGACTTTAGATAGCATTAAACTATTTGTCTTGTACCCTTCCATCATATTACTGTCCTTTTGCATCTTTGCTTGATAAGCATAATCTCTCGGCTGAATTGCTTTTCCGAAAACTTTAATATCTGAATTCATCAAAAATTCATCTGCAAGCTTTCTTACATTTTTTTGTACGGCTGTTACGTCACCTGCTGAGGACCCTTTATTAAATTCGACTCGGTTTCCCTCTTCGTCGATAGTAACCATTATGTTAGGGGAAGCTACGAAGAAACGTCGACCAGTTGTTGGATCTGTTGTTTCGGTTCCTTCATTGTCGAAGATTTTGATTTTAAATCCATTGCCCTTAAGTAATGAAAAAATCTTCCCAGCTAATGTATCTAGTTCTACCATTTAAACCTTTATGTTTCTTTTATTTAGTTCTTGTCTTAGTGCAAGTAACTTATTGTCTGTCCTGGAAATAGCATTCCTTATCTCACCTGCTTGTTTCTTGTCTATTTGTCCTAAGACATCGTTTATTATGTTCTCGATCTCGGAATATTGTTTTCCAACATTCGGGTCTTTTACAGCCTTCGTATTTTGTCTAGGTTCATCTTCGTCGTCTTCGCCCGACTTGCTTTCTAATTCGTCTATTTTATTTTCATAATTATTAAGTGCAGTAACTGATGCGTTAACTGCTGATAATAATCTTGTATTCTTTGTAGTCTTTGCTATTCTTTGCAAAATATCTAACAGTATATTTTGTACATTCGAAAATTTAGAATCATTAGTTCCTAAGAATCCCTGTAGTTCTGATCTTACCTGCGGTGATAGCGACTTTGCAAAGTTATACAATGCAGATTTTAGATTGCTAAAATAGACATCCTGATACCACGTACTTTTTTGGCTACCAGATACTAGTTTAAATCCGTCTAAATTACCCTTATTATTAAACATCTTTTCTGCCATAATAGACAGTTTATGATAAAGCTGAGGTAACTCCGTTGTCAATACATCTACAATGTTCTTTTGTGATGCCTCAGGCGATACATCTTCTCGAATTATTTCATTTATTCTCATATCTGTATTTATCTATTAAATGCAGATTGGCATCGGAGAATCATATGACGTTTCATCTGACATCGATATATTTGTGTTAATGGCAGCTTGCGATTTATCGTCCCATGTCGATATATAGTCAGTCATCCTAATTGCAAGAATCATAGCCATAATTAGGTCATCTGTTTGGCCGATTCGAGCTTCGAAAGTGTTACCACGAGAAACAAATACTTTTAACTCTGATAATATTCCTCTAGAATTTAATTTCATCTTCAGCGATTCAATTAAGAATTTCATTTTTGCACAACATTCTAATTTAGACTTATTTGTAGTAACAAACCCTGCTCGGCGGCCTGTTTTTCCTTGTAACCTATTTTTTGGATCATGCAGCATGGTGCCTGGGAAATTCTCTTCCCCAGTATCTCTGATAACTACTAATGCAGCTTCGCCCAATGTATTGCTCTCTACTGACCAATAGATTTCCGGCCGGCCGGCAGCGGCAATTTCCTCAAGTATGTCTTTCATAGTCTTAACTTGTTGCTCCACCGGCGCTCTGTTGTCGCTCCATTCGGCTACCTGAACTAATGACGGCAATTCTAATACCTGGATCGCTGCATTGTCACCGCCTGTTCCCATTGATGGGTCAAGTGCAACAACATATGTCATATCTTGTCTTATATTAGCATACCATCGAACTTGCCCAGATTTTTTAATAGGCTGGGTAGAAGTAAGCTGCGATAACTTTACAGGATTAATTAGTGTTTCTTCGAATGTAATGAACTGGCACCGGTGTTCGCGCAAGAATCTATCTTCACCGAGGGACGCTAATTGTTCGTCGGCCCATGCTTCGTCACGATCCGGATGGGCTTCCCACGTCGCCATATATGGCTTGAATCCATTTGTCCCTGTAACCGTTTCATTGCCACGGTTGTCCACTAACTTATTGGCGCCAAACCAAATGTCAGCAAATTGGTCTTCATCTGTGTTAGGGGTAGACGTAATGATGCACTTGCCGCCAGTTGACAAAGTAGGTGCAAGTGATGTCCAGAATTCCTTAGCAATGTTTGCATCCACGAATGCAAACTCGTCAAGGTAGACAAGTGATAACGACATTCCGCGTCCGGTAGTTTCTGTAGTTGTAGTTGCTGTTATCTTAGACCCATTATCGAATGCAATTGAACGCTTATTGTATGTTGTGACACCTGCTCGAATGTGATCCGGGACAGATTCGTACGCAAAGCGGACTCGGTCCATGATATCCTGGGCGCTATCATATTTGTACGATGTCACTAATATTTGTGCATCGTCGGTAAACATTGCATACCATAACAAGTACCCGGCTGCAACTGCGGTTTTCCCCATTTGACGAGAAACCATGTTTATGGATTTCTTAAAATGCGTATATGATTCAATTAAATCAAGCTGAAACTCATACGGAGTAAATTTCTGTCTCCCCTTTGTAGAGTGTTGAACATACATAAAATTAGATATGAAATATAACGGTCCCGTGTCGGGATCCATACATGCCTTCAATTCATCTATTTGTTCTTTAGTATAAGAAACCTTTTTATAGGCTCGCTTAACAAGAGTATCATCTTGATAAATGGCCATTATTTCTTAGTAACTTTCGATTCCTTCAAGAAGTTCCTGTATGCATATACAAGTTCTTTATGGGTCTCAGTAACTTCCATTTTCTTCTGTTCTGGATTATCGCCGTGACGGGCACCAGATGGTCCAACAGATTTAACTACCGGGCCGTCTGCACCGTTAGGGAAATAGTCGGCGCCATCGGCGTATTTTTCTTCGCCGTATCCATTTTGCAGGTCTTCACTTACATTTCTGCCTGGAACGTGTGACCTTTCATAATCGGTCTCGTCCTCGTCCTCGTCCTCGTCCTCGTACCCTTCGTCATCCAGGCCGTCAGTTCTTTCACCTGCTTCTTGATCTCGATTGTACATATCTGCGCGGTGGCCTGCTGGTGTGTCGGCGCCCATCATACCATTTTCGCCTTGACGCATACTATAATCTGTATAATCTGCAGAATCTAATTTATCACGAAATTCTTCATATGATATTTCCCCTGCTGATAGCATTGCTGTTAATTCTTCGACATATCGAGTATCGATTTCCTCATTTACAATGCGTCCAGTGCCAGGAACTGCGGTAATTCCTTCCATTAGATTAATCAATTTTCTCATATCGTTCATATCATTTATGCCTTCCATATCGCAGGCCGTGGCTCCCTCATTTACTCTGGCCATTTTAGTTGCTGCCGTTGCGACACCTTTGGTGCGCTTTGTTAGGTGTCTTTGCAGGAAATCTTCCTCATCGGCCCAATCTGCTTCCTTGTCTGGCATTTCTTTTCTGAAATCTCTTGCATTCTGAATGCTGACATTTGTGTGCCGCATATCATCTGCTGCACCTTTCATATAGCCACTAATTGTCTCGGGTGACATTTCTTCCAAGCCTGGATGTAATTGATCGAATTCTATATCATCCAGATCATCTTCTCTGACATCATCATCGCCCCAGCCCTCGGCCGGCATAAACACTCCGTCATCTTCTATTCCGAATTC